TTGAATAATACGGACTCTCAAGCTGAATAATACGGGCTCTCGAATTCGAGAACACTGTTAACTAAGCTAATAGTCAATGCCATTCCATTTGCTGCAGCCAGTGGTTTGGATGGAACAGGGGTTAAACCCTCTTCACGAACCACTGATGCGTGCACCGCCTTACTCGAACTATATGTAGGCATGGGTAAAGTACCCTCCTCATAATTCGGTGTAGACGGAATGTGCGGAACTCTTTGGACGCTGGACTTATTGTAGAAGTTGGTAGCACCACGAGGTATCAGTTTGTATCTGATACCACCTCTCCTTCCGGAGAATGCAGTAGCAACCCAATGCAACAATACTGTATTACAGTAGTTGTATGGGGCTGCGGTTGCAGTAGTGTCAACAGCTCCACTCACACCTCCCCTGTATAAAGGAAAGTGTGGTCGGCGACCGTAAGCAAGAGTGGGTGTACTATCAAGTGGACCGATTGAACTATGTAAGTTGTAACGCTTAAGCATAGTTCGAAACGAAGTTATCGCTTCTCCGGTAAATACTTGATTGATTAAGCCCGTATTTTGCTTAGCTGGGCCAAGTTGTTCCGCTTCCTCTTGTTGGGGTGCACTTGGCTCAGATGTATTTTGACCATCTGGAACTATCTCTGTTCCAGATTGGGTGGAAAAGTCCTTATTTCCACCCGCCTGAGGCGTTGGTCCGAAGGTGAAATTCATGAAGTAATCGTCAGGTGCGAAAACTTCAAAATCATCACCCATTGACACAAACACGTTGATTTCTATATCGTTGTTCACTGTACTATTTGGTGTAGTAAGTTCATTCACGACATAAACGCCAACAACACCATTACCTTCTCCTTTCGAAGCAAAGGCAGTGGTGCCATACATTTGTGTCACAGAATCCAGTCCAGGTCTGTGATGCGACAATAACGTAACGTCTTGTCCATTACCTATCTCAAGAGTAAAGTCCTGTTCTTCAGCAATGTCTACAATCTTCATATAATTCGTATTGTATTCATTAGATGCTAAAAACTCAGGATCGTACACAAATTTGAGACGACCTTTGTGGAAACTTGAAGCCACGATTTGGAATCGGAATTTCATCGTACCTGTCCAGTATTGAAATGGAAATGCTGCCATTGCACATGCTGGAAAGTGGTATGATGTTGGTGGGCCAGAATTTTCTGCCCAAATTACCGGATCAACTCGTGAGTTCCATAGCAGAGTTTCGGGTGCTGCACCGATGTCCCAAGAAAACGTTGTAATATATGATTCTCGTTTTGCTATTTCCTTGATATTCATCGGGTCGACACCACCTAAACCTGTCGTCCTAGGGTCAATCGTCAACTCCTGTTTTTCATCAACTGTAAGTTTTTGCGCCGTATCCGGCACATTGCAAACAGACAATGAAGACATAGGTGTTGGTCGATATGGCTCAGGATTCTTGGTTACAGATGGTCTACAGTATCCAAACATCTTTGCTATCTCCGCTGTGGCCCCTGCGGCCACACTCGTCGCTGATGCGAACGGTCCAATATAGGGTATTCCAGACAACGCTGAACTAGCTTTCGCTACTTTTGTTGCTGGTCCCGATATCATACCTTTCATGTTTGCTTCTTCAATCTCACCTCCTGACTCGCGTCCACTTTGTGGTACGAGTTGGTCAGGATCATTTGAAGTAAGAACATTCATACTCACATCAGTTGCCCATGCGAAGACACTTATGGTAACCTTATCTGTGGCTCCATTAGCATGCTTCAGTTCATTCAAACTCCTAAAATACAACTGTCCAAGTTGTGACCACTGTGTGGAAACAATGTCAGTGTAATTATGGAAGTTAAAGAATGGTAACTTCATCTCTCCTCCTGTAGAAGTAGTTGGATCCAAAAATATCCTCGGTTGTTGACTCGCTTGAACTAAATCTTCACGAATCAACGACGCGTTGGAACTTAATGAATCAAAACTAGCTACTGGTAGATATGACATCATTGCTCTCCCGTATTGAAATCCATTCCCGTTAATTACAACCTTCACCATCATATTAGCTCGTAAAAGCTTATAGTTGGCGATGCGGTTAATAACACGAGGATTTTCCCAATACAGTGACCAAGGATTAATGTCAAATCCCAGAGTTGTAGATGTTGCCCACTCTTCCTCAGCAATCTTTAAAGGACGACTGAAGAAATGTTCTAAAGCGGCATCGTCTGTGTCTTGAAGACGTCGTGTTGGATCAGTTGTACTATCCACATCATAAAGATATGGATCATGTTGATCAGCGAACTTGACGTTCTCATACACAGCGCGATTTGATATCTTCACTATGTTATTGTCATCGGTACTTCCGTTACCACTCTGAATTTCGAACTTCCCTTCGAATCCAGATTGTTTTCCGTATCTTTGACGACATTCTCTGCATAACCATTCCTCTCCTTCGGATAAATCTAATAACCGATCTTTAAGGGGTTTGCACAAAATGTCAATTGCAGACTCTTGTTGTTTAATTTGTTTTCTGAGTGATTGTCGTTTAGTCTGCGGTTTCTTCGACAATTTCTTTTGTTTAAAATGTTCAGTAAGTTACTATACATAATGAAACTGGCGCACTCAAACCAGCTTCTCGGGAATCGTTTTTGGCTGACAAAACCTCTCTAAATAGAGCTACATCATATTGTACAAAGCCTTTACGACGCAAGGTGAATTTTCCTTTACCTTGATGACTAAGTCCATCGATATGGTATCCAATGTACAACAACAGTTTTGCTATGCTCCGCAAGCTGACTGTAAACAGCTCTGTCACTTTTAAAGGGTGTGACATGGCCCTGGGTTGGAACCTATAGTTCCAGTTCCTCCGTGAACTCAAGGTTTGGTTTCGCAAACAGTCGATATTGCTTTCCGTATTTATCGTTCCATTTCTGGATACGATCGGCATAAGTCATATCTAATGTGCGACACATATGAGTGAATCCATTCTTCTCAGCAATGGTATTCATCTCACTTCTCCTTTGTTCATAAACCTTTTCCCCGTGGTTAAACCACTCACCTAAATTATGATCAACATTCACAGCAACTGCCTCTAACTCTGTCATCACACAACCTTTCGGTCGCATAAAGCAGTGTAGAGATTTGAAGATAGATTTCTCCAACAGTGCTCCGACATGTTGTTTCAATTCAGGTATGTACACACTCGTTCGCTTAAGAAATTCAAACTCCTCGGCGGGCAAAAAGTCAAGTAATTCACTTTCCTTGTCAGGCATAGTGTAAACTTGGCCGTAAGCAGCTAAGAATTCTGAAATCCCCTTAATAGTGAACTTATCCTCATCAGGATGAACTGATCCAATATTATCATCTCCATAGGTAATCGCAGCAACATAATCACGAAATTTCCTACGACTCGAAAACCCATCGCATGGGTGTTGAGTGTAATAGAAACATCGTAGATTTAAACTACCACAAATACCATTGATAATAACAGTTAATGAGTTTCCTGAGATGTGTGTACCTTCGGTCAAACCGATCAAATCGCCATTGAATGCAATGTAAGCGAATACAATGTCGCCCGTCATTGCTTCCATGACGCGAATGTCTTCCTCATTATAGGCCGGACATTCTTTCGCAAAGTCAATCAAAATTCGCAATGCAGCAAATATTAATTGAGATGGTAACTTTTGATCGTATTTACCGTAATCGCCTCCAAACAGGCGATCCATGCCAAACTTTGTTGCGTGTTGATGAAACTCCTCCCATTCAGGTCCATAAGCGTTAATGCCAACGGCACACTCTGAAACCTTGGGATTCATTTGCAATACACGCAGAATAGGTAAGAAATATTTCCTAATCAAATAAGTAAGTGTTGTTGAATTTCCGTAGAATATTCGACACTTCTTCTTTGTTAATATCTCATCTTTCTTGCACGCTTTCGCAATGCAATATGCTCTCTCACCATTTCTATACAAATTAAGGCAACGCTCGATTTCCTCCATAATTTTAGGGTCAAATTCACGCCAAAACACCTCACCTTTATCGTCGGTGACTTCTATGATGTAATCGCGTTTCTTACCCTTCAATGGGACGCCAGCAGATGTATTCAATTTGATTGCATCTACAAAGCGTAGTCCAGGAATACCATTAATATTTTCTTGATCCGTTAATGGTTTAATTCCATTCCATAATTCCGAGCGAAAAATAGGAATGAGTGGCTCCTTATAATCTCTGATGGCAGTCATCAAAAGATCATGAGGATATGGATGTGCAGGCACTGCAAGATTGCTCAAGCAAGCCTGATATCCAAACCACTCTGGATGGAATACTGGTGCACAGTACACATTGGGTGAATTACAAATCTCCACCAAATCTGCGCTGATGGGTGTTACCCTCACATCAGATTTTTGAGTGGCCCTGCCAACACATGCTCCAAGATATTCAACTTGTGAATTCTTAGGCATGAAATTGACGGGACTCTTATCATGTAAATCTTCTGCTTTGGTAATCTTCATACCCATAACTTGTGTCTCAAACACACCAGCACTGCCAGACAACACAACACCTTCGATGTTGCGTAACTCTCCAATGGCAGTTATAATTTGTGATTGTACGAGGGATCCGTAACAGCCTTCTGTTGTTCCTCCGGTTCCACCTAAATGGCAACCCAGAACAACAGCGCCAACTGTTTCTGATACAATCACCGCACCACATAAGCCCTTGAACGTATTCATCGTCAAGTTCTCATATTCACCACCTACAAATTCCATGTAGGTGCTAGTGGTGCATGGCTGACTTATTCCTTTAGCATACAACATTTCACCATCCTTCTTCCTCCATTGAAGTCTGAATGGTACTGAAGGCATATTTCCAATTGGAAAATGCTTCAAAATGTTGCCGAACGATCCTCCTGTCGCACAATAGCAGATCCTAAAATCTGTTTGTGGCACAAGAACCGATGCGGCCTTAGAAATATCCGCTGCAAACTTTCCTCCACACGCTTCAGGATTCTTCTTCCTAAACGTGCATCGCAGATTGTCACCAAACTCGTTAAAATAATGGTTAGGGACCAATACCACATTAGAATTCAAGAACAAAGCATTCAACATGCCATTGTCCTCACCTTCAATATGTATTGATCCATAAACCAAATTCTTCGAAACTGATGACATGAGTGTGTCTGTAGTGGTACATTTAGAACTACTAGTAATTGGTAATTCTCTACGCACAACTTGACACCACTCATTAGTTTCTGCATCCCTTGCAGCAACTTCTTCCCGTGTTTTTGGCTCCAAAGAGCCATGCGAATCATACTGTTTGTATGCGCGATAAGCTTTCGCTAATCCGTAGACTGCAGCGATACCAAAGAAGGTACCGCAAATCCACTTAACATGTTCGTCTCTATACCTTTTGACGATATCACGCACATTCGCATTATTATTCTTTAGTTTCTCGAATAACTCATCCTCGGCTTGTTCAACAATCCGATTCTGAGCACCCATAGCCTGCCAAAGAATGAAAAACATGGGTATGAAGCCATACTTTCCTAACAACAAACAACAGACACAAGCTCCAATTGCTATAGTCCACAGTGCACACGTTCGTTGTCGATAGTCACTTGTCAAGCGATCTTGATAAGCCCATCTTACAACGTCCATTGCATGTTCATTGTCGAATAATGGTGCAGGTATTACTTTAATCCAATCCCACGATTGCAAAAATTTTGTACCCTGCTTGTAAATCAACTGTGCTGCTTTCGCATCTAATTGATTCTCCATTTTTACCACATTGGGAAACATCATAGTCTTGGCTCCTTTAAATAGTGTTTGCACACTCTTCAAAGTCTCACGACCAAATTGTTCCTGTTTATGGTATGGACAATTTCCAGCAATATGTTTACACCCTTCGTGTGAACATCGTCTCAATCCATCATTCCGACGTTTCATGTTGTCCAAAATAGATTGCTGGTTCTTCCTGTGTTCGTCAAACTGTTCGATCGACCACTGAATAGCCGTTGCCATATCAATATTCCTCATCACTCTTCCGTCCCATATAACAGGGGCGTACTTTGCGACCGTGGATAATTTCTGTGGCTTCTTGGCATATTCAATATCAACCTCCCAAATATCATCAAATGGGCGATCAATTTCGACACCGTCTTCACCGGTGTAAAACTCTCGAACTTTTGCCGAATCGATACCGCAATACACTCCATCGACCTTTCTCTGAAATTCTTTCTTCGCTCGTACTGTAAAACAGACGAGACGACGTTGAATCGAGTAAGGACAATTTGAGTAGCATCCAGCATCCAAATCCTTCTTGTTTGTTGTTGCCATAACCAACCAAGGTTCAACAAAACACTTTCCCTTGGCATCCAATTCCGCCTTATTAGCATAATACATTTGATTATTAATA